GTGAGATCCAACCCTATTATCATTATGATAGGTAGGGAAGGCCTAAGTAATTAGGTTAAGTTCCTTAAAATCTAACAGATATACGTCTTACTTTATTAAGTTCTTTAATAAAGTCTTTATAAGATGCTATCTTCTGTCTAGGTTTGGGACGATCTGAATCATTGTTCATTAATCCTCTTTCTACAAGTGATAAAAGTTCATTATAACGTTCAATAGAATTAATTCTATTAAACATTATATCAAGGTCTCCAGACATGGAGTCCTTTGAGCTTAAATCACTAAGTGGAAGATCAAGTTTTATAAATTTGTCCTTCAACATCATATACAAAGATGTATATAATGAAAAGAAGGGATCATCTAAAAACTTAGATGAATTTCAAATTGATAAATTTTCTTGATAAAACTTATTATCTAAACTAGGCAATAAAACAAAAAGAATAGATTTAGCTAAAGATTCTAAATCTTCTTCATGTTTTCTATGCTTAAATAAAGTAATAGGTTTAGAGTATTGAATTCTGAACAATGAAGAGTTCATATCTTTCTGTTCTTCAATACCCAAGTCTTCGTTTCGAATGAAACGAGCTAAAGGGAAAGAGAATACATAAGTAGGAATCTGTCTAAGCAAAGCTTGAGACAGTCTTCCATACTTAGAAGAAAGAATAGAACTAATTTGATAAGCTTGCTTACCAGTTTTAATAAAAATTCTCAACAGTGATAAATATAATAAATTAATATTAAATTTTGTCAATGATCAAGAATTAATTCAAGATATAATATGAGATATATTCATATCTTTATCATATAATGAATGAATTAAAACTGCTCTTCCAAAAATTGAATTCTGAGAAAGAATTCCTTTTCAAGGAAGGGCTGAACAGTTTATACCGTTTAGGTAAGTTTTTTTAGCAAACTCTATAACTTCTCCAGTAGGAGAACATACACTCTTTGATAAATTAATTTCAACACCAATTTCATTCATATAATGAAGATATTGGTTAGCAACTAATTCATCAAATAGAACAATGTCATCACCTAATAATTCATATCCTTCAAATCAATCAGTCTTATTATAGACTTTTTGATACGAGTATTGAACTATGAAATGATGAGTTATAGCTAGCATTGCTCAAGAGCTTAATGCTCCCATTGGTTGACCAACTGAATAAACAACTTCAGCGTCACCATAAGCTTTGCTTTTAAGAGAATATTTTCTACCTACAAGTAGATTAGCTCAATCATCTCCAAATGTATCCTTAAATCAAAGATTTAAAATACTAATTTGTAAATGAATAGGCAATCTATCCGTAGCAGCAGAAAGATCATATCCAAATGATTTTCCATAAGATTTAGCTTTATCTGCAGCTCTTCGAACTGCAGAAAACTGATCAAATGTACCATCATTAGGTAATGATCTTAAGAAAGAGAAAAGTGCTTCATGTAGAGGTTTAAGAACATTTTGTGTTCAAACATCTACCATAGCAAATAATCTAACTTTTCCTGCTGGCTCATCCTTTGGTTGTAACTTACCTTTAATTAATTCAGAATAAAATTCTGGATCAATTAAGGTTTTTGAATCATTAGTTCTCCCATTCAGCTTAATTAAGCTTGATGATTGAATTAACAAATCAAAAAAACCATTAACATTTCAATCAAAAGTTTTTGATCTCAATCTATTGAAAGAATCAAAAAGAGGGGATTCTGCCATTGCAACGGCAAAATGTCCCAAGCCTAGTCAAGAAACCTTAAAATTAGGGTTTCCAGTACCAGACTCAATGAAAGAAATGTCATTTAAAGGCTTAATTCTAAGATTTTTTCCAAATCTTAAAATCAAATCAGATCATAATTTATCAACTAAAATAGTTTGTAAAGAATGATCAGAACCTTTAAAAGGATCAGTAATAGTTGATAGCTTAAGTGTACCAGGAATATAAAGAATTCGATAAATACTAAACAATGTTAAGTAAAAACGAATAATTTGTATATTTTGGGATCTAATTAAAGATCTATCAGCTTTAGGAATAAATTTTGGTAAATTTGTTCTTAGAGAAGGATATACACCAGGCCCTGCTAATTCCTTTAAAGAATTAACAGGTTCTCCAGCTATACATTTCTGTATACAAAGTTGACAGGCTTTTAAATATTTAACGACATGATTCATACCATGATTACTTTTCATTGTATAAATATGTTGAATAAACATTTTAAAAACTGTTAAACGATATAAGGAACCTCCTTTATTAAAACAAGCTGATAATAATTTAACAGCAAATTTTGATAAAGTAGAAAGGCACTCTTTAAGAGATACCTTTGCTAAGTTAACCATCTTTACTTGACCTTTTTCAATACTTTTTAAGTATTCAAATTTGTTAAATTTCATATTTAATAAATTAACTGGATTACTTTCCAGGGAAGAAGTCAAGCGGCAGATTCTGCCTTTAAATAAGACTGCGTTACACCTTCGCAGGGTCGCCAGGTCCTGAGGTACTATACCTCCCCTGATATAAAATACAAGCTATTACAAGAATAATAGTATTGTTTTATACCAGGCGGTATGGTCTAGTAATACATAGATAAAGATCACATATTAATATGTCTTTATACTATATACTAGTGTAGTCCATACGTTTCGTATGAGAACTGCAATCAGTAGTAGCGATACTACTGAGAGAGTCTTTCTTCCCGAAATGGAAGAGAGTCCAAACTCGTAA